CGATGCGTCCGGTACGGGTGCGGCGATGTGGCGTTGGGCCGCGATCTCGATCCGGCCGGCCGGCGGGGCCGTCACCCTCACCGGCGACGCCAGCCTCACCGGCACTGCCGCCATCACACCCGCGGCGACCACCACGACCGCTACCACGGCATCCGTCGCCGGCACTGCCACCATCACCGCCTCCGCCGGTCTGGCTCTCGCAACCACCGCGTCACTGACCGGCACCGCCGGCATCGCCGCGACGGCTACCGTCACCCGCGCCGCAGCGGCCACCCTCACCGCGACCGCGACGCACACCGCGACAGCCGCGCTGCAGGCCAACGCCGCTGCCACGCTGACCACCACGGCTACACGCACCGCGACCGCCGTCAGCACCCAGCTCGCGGCCGCCGCCCAGACGGTCACGGCGACGCACACCGTGACCGCCGCGCGCATCGCGAACGTCGACGCCACGCTGACCGCCACCGCCGGGCTCACCGCCACCGTCAACGTCACGCAGTCCACGACGGCATCCCTGACCGGGACCGCCGGTATCACCGCGGCCGCCACAGTGGGGACCCCACCGATCCTGGCTGACGCGGCTCTGACCGTGACCGCGACCCACACGGCGACGGCGACCAGCGTCCAAGGCGCTACCACGGCCCTGACCGTTACGGCCGCCCACACCGCGACAGCGACCAGGACCCAGCCGGCCGCCGGCACCCTGACCGTCACGTCGTCGACCACGGCAACCGCTACGGTCACCCGCCCAGCAGACGCGAGCCTCACCGGCACGGCCGGGATCACCGCCACAGCGACAGTCACCCGGGTCGCGTCGGCGAGCCTGACCGTCACTGCGGCCCCGGCGCCGACAGCGGTCAAGACCACCAGCGCCACGAGCTCGCTCACGGTCTCGGTGGCCGTCACCGCGGACGGTGCCGTCGGTGCCGTCTCGACCCTGACCGCGACAGCTGCCGTCACGGCCGCTGTCGTCAAACTCGCCGCGGCGTCGGCCTCGGTGACCGGCACAGCCACCGTCACCGCGACCGCAACGGTCACCTCGGTGGCGGCCGGCGCGCTCAGCGGCAGCGCCACGATCACGGCCACCGCCACGATCACCCGCTCGGCCACCGCCTCCCTGACCGGGACCGCAGTGATCACCGCCGATGCCCCGGCAGCGGTCACGGCTCGCCCCAACACCGGGACCACCAGCCGGCCGGCGGGCGGAACCACAACGCGACCGGCCGGTGGAACGACGACCAGGCCGACCGGCACCACCCCGCGGCCGTTCACAGGTACGACGATCCGCCCGTAGGAGGACTGCGATGTCCGAGCAACCACCCGAACAGCCCGTCAACCAGTGGCTGCTGACGATCACCGTCGACGCCGAGGTGGTCAAGGGCAACCAATCCGGCGAGGAAGAGGACGTGAACTGACATGGCCGTTGGCTTGAGTGCAGTGAACCTGGCGAACGCGTGGCTCAACACAATGCGCGGCGGCGGTGTCGGTACGACGTTCACCGCGCCCGCCACCCTGTTCGTGCAGTGCCACACCGCCGACCCGGGTGCGGCCGGTACGACCGCCGTGTCGACCGGGATCGCGACCCGTACGGCGCTGACGCAGAACGCGGCGGCCGCCGGGTCGCAGGCGATCACGTCGACGATCTCGTTCACCGCGACCGGCGCCGACACGATCACGCACATCAGCGTCTGGTCCGCCTCGAGCGCCGGCACGTTCTACTACTCGGCGGCGCTGTCGGCGTCGAAGACGGTGGCGAACGGCGACACGCTGAACCTGACCGCGCTGACGTTCGCCCTCACCCCGATCGCGGCGTAACGATGCGGCTCGGCGGCGACCTGGTCACCCGGCTGCGGGCGCCTGTTGCCGCAGGCCCCGACGGGTTGTCGATCCCCAACTGGAAGGCCGCCGAGGCGACCTGGAGCAAGGTCGACTACCCGAACTCTTCGTTCCAGCCGCTCGGGTCAACCGAGGATGTCGTGGCGCAGCAGCGCGCCGAGTCGACCCACAAGTGGTTCGCGCCCGCCGGCGCCGACGTGGTCGCGACCGACCGGCTCCGGTTCGGTGGCCTCGACTACCAGGTCGACGGCGATCCGGAGCGGTGGCGCATCGACGGCCGCGAACACCACCTCGAGGTGCTCTGCTTCAGGATCACGGGAGGCTGACATGCCGCTCGCCGTCCTCCCCGACGCCCTGGTCGTGGTCCGTGAGGCGATGCTCGCGCAGACCGCCATCACCGCCAGCCCGGTCGGAACCCGCATCTCCTGGAGCATCCCCGAAGCCGGCACCTACCCACTCTGGGTCCTGTCGCTGGTCGACGACATCGAGCTCCGCCCGGAAACCCTCGCCGTTCGCGTGCAATGCGACGTCTGGGGCGCCGGGGCGACCGCGCAGGACCTGGCGGACGCCAAGGCCTCCGCGGCGCTCCTGAGGGCCGTGGCGCGCGACCTGAACGGCGACTGGGCCACCGGCAAGATCCGGAACTGTGTCGCCGGCCTGGTCGTCCCGAACCCCGACCCGAAGGCCGGCCGTGTCCGCTTCATCGTCGATCTCACGTTCGAACTCAACACGTAAGGAGCACCGTCATGGCTGAACCCAAGGTCGTCACCGAGTCGACCCCCGCCGAGGTCGCCGCCGCGGCGGCTACCGCGCCTGCCACCGCCGAGGACGCCATCGAGGCGAACCGCAAGGAGTACGGCCAGTACGTCGCGGCCGAGGCGATCTACTTCGGCACCGCGCTGGGCTACAACGCCGGTGATGCGGTGCCCGTCTCGAACGTCGAGCGTCACGGCTACCTGACCGACGGCAGGGTCGTGAAGGTCGGCACCAAGGCCCACAAGGAACTCCGCGAGTCCATGGGGCTCCCCCCGCTCGAGTCCTGATGGCCCGCAAGGCGCGCATCGTCGTCGACCAGGCGGCGATCGACGCGCTCGAATCGGACCCCCGCGTACTGGCCGCAATCGACAAACAAGTGAACCCGGCCGTCATTGCCAGGATGAAGCACCGCGCACCGAAGGACACCGGAGCCGGTGCCGAATCAATCCACGCCGAACCCGATCCTGACCAGCCCGGCTTCCGGATCGGCTGGGACCCGGACCACTTCTACATGTCGTTCGCCGAGCTCGGCACCGAGCACCAGCCCGCACGGCCCTTCGCGCGTCCGACCGCGGACGAGTTCAACAGCCGCTGACGTAGCGGCCCGTCAATCCCTTAGCCCTGAGGAGGGCCGTTCGCCATGCCCAACACCACTGCCACACCCCTGCTCCTGACCGACCCCGGCTTCCTGTTCGCAGCCCCGCTCGGTACCGCGCTGCCCGCTGCCGGCGTCGGCGGCACGGTCGCCGGCTCGGTCTTCACCGACGCCTGGCCGGCCGCCTGGGTGAACCTGGGCGGCACCGAGGACGGATCCGAGTTCTCGTTCTCCACCTCGGTCGAGCCGATCCGAGTCGCGGAGATCTTCAACCCGGTCCAGTACGCCGTGACCGAGCAGGCCACGTCGCTGGCGTTCTCACTGGCCAGCTTCACCGCGCACAACCTCCGTCGCGCCATGAACGTCGGCACCGGCAACCTGACCACGGTCTCCGGCGCGGCCGCGACGCTGCTATCGAAGCTGACGCCGCCGGCGCCGAACCAGATCGTCCGTTCGATGATCGGCTGGGAGTCCCTCGACGCCACCACCCGGTTGTTCGGGTACCAGGTGATCAACGGCGGCGAGATCAAGTCGGCGTTCAAGAAGGCGCCCGACAAGGCGCTCATCCCGTTCGAGCTGAACTTCGAGGTGCCGGTCTCACCGACCGTGCCGTTCGACGTCTTCATCGCCGGCGTCGCAAGGCTCGGTGCCTGATGGCCCGCGTTGACGTCGGCGCCACGTCGCACGCCGACGACGAGCTCCTCACCTTCGAGTACTTCGGTGAGGAGCTGCGCGTCTCACCGGACCTCACCGACGCGGACCTGCTCGACTTCCTCGAGATGCAGGCCGACCTCAAGGCGGACGACCCGAAGGCGGGGCCGGTCGTCAAAGACTTCCTGCGTACCGTCTTGCACGTCGACGACTTCGACCGGTTCTGGGCCCTGGGCAAACAGCACCGGCAGTCCGTCGACGAGCGGTCGGAGACGGCGTTCAAGCTGATCGAGGCAGCGGTGAAGACCCCTACCGTGCGGTCCTCCGACTCGTCGGCTGGGCCGCAGAGAACCGACGAGAACTCGACGGACGCCTCATCCTTTCGGGTACAGCACCGGCTGGAGGAGAAGGGCCGCGCCGACCTGGCGGTGGCCGTGCTGCAGCGGCGCGAGGCCCTGCGCATCGCCTGAGCCTGCAGGAGCTGTGCAGCGTCGTCTATGCGCTGCTGCTGGAGCAGGCCGACGAGTGGGCGCGGCATGAGCGGCTGGTCTCCGCGGTGCTGGTCGCCGCCAGTGGCGAGGGGGAGATCCCGCATCCGGATGAGTACCGGCAGCGGTTCCACGCCGCGATCTTCGACCCCGCGCCGATCGAGGACATGGATCCGGAGCGGGCCGAGTTGCTGCAAGCCCTGGGATTGGAGGTGTAGCGGTGTCGGGTCGCACGATGGCTGAGATCTATGTCGCGGTACGCCCCGACACCACGAAGACGGGCGCGGAGCTCGACAAGAAGCTCGGCGGGCTGAACGTCACGAAGTCGGGCGAGAAGGTCGGTGACTCGTTCGGGACCGGCTTCGGGCACAGCCTGAAGAAGCTCGCCGGCCTGGCCGCCGGGGCGCTCGCGTCCCGTGCCCTCGTGGCCGGGGTCAAGGGCTCGATCAGCGCGGCATCGGACCTGAACGAGACGGTGTCCAAGACGGACCAGATCTTCGGGAAGTCCTCGGGCGCGATCAAGGCGTTCGCGAAGACCGCGCCGACCGCTCTCGGTCAGACCCGGCAGGCGGCGCTGGACGCGAACGCGACGTTCGGCCTGTTCGGCAAGTCGGCGGGTCTGACCGGTGGGAAGCTGGTCGGGTTCACCACGAAGCTGACCACCCTGGCCGGCGACCTGGCGTCGTTCAATAACACCTCACCCGAGCAGGCGATCGAGGCTCTCGGCGCCGCGCTGCGTGGCGAGTCTGAGCCGATCCGTTCGTACGGCGTACTGCTGGACGATGCGACGCTGAAGGCCGAGGCGATGTCGCTGGGTCTGCTCAAGCCGACCAAGAACCTGGGTGACATCAAGATCGCCCAGCAGCGCGCGATGCTCGCCCAGATCGCCTACAACAAGGCGGTCAAGGAGCACGGCAAGAACAGCACCGAGGCACTGCGGGCGAACACGTCACTGGCGGCCGCGACGAGCACATTGGCGAAGAAGACCGAGGGTACGACCGGCCCGCTGACCCAGCAGCAGAAGGTGCTCGCGGCCCAGTCGGCGATCATGAAGCAGACCACCGCGGCGCAGGGTGACTTCGCCCGCACCTCGGGTGGACTGGCGAACCAGCAGCGGATCGCGGCGGCGCAGACCGACAAGCTGAAGATTGCCGTCGGCACTGCGTTGCTGCCGGTGGTTTTGCAGGGCGCGACGGCGCTGAACCAGAAGCTGCTGCCGCCGCTGATCGAGCTGGCCGAGAAGCACGGCCCCGCGGTGGCCGCCGCGCTCACCCACGTGACCACCCAGGCGGGCCCGTTCATCACCAGCTTCCTGGAGAAGGCCGGCCCGCTGCTCAGCAGTCTGTCCAGCGGCACGAACGAGGCGTCTCCGGCGCTGTCGTCGCTGGCCGACTCCGGCGCGAAACTGGGCCCTGTCGTCCAGGACCTGCTCAACAAGATCCCGTCTTTCACCGACGTGCTGAGCATCTCCGCGACCGCCATCGGGTTCCTCGCCGACCACACGGACACACTCGGCAAGCTGATGCCGCTGCTGGTCGCCGGCATCCTCGCCTACAAGGCCGCGCAGCTCGCGGCGAACGTGGCCGCGCTGCTGGCGGTACCGACCAAGTTCGCCGAGGTCGTCGTGAACCGGCAACTGGTCGCGTCGAACCGGGCGCTGATCGCGAGCCGGGCCGGGGTGGTGGCCAGCACGGTCACGGAGACGGCCGCGACCGCCGCGAACACCGGCGCGAAGAACGCCGGCATCGTCGCCTCGATCCGGCAGCGGGCAGCGGCGATCGCCTCGGCCATCACGACCAGGGCCGTCGCGGCGGCGACGGCGATCTGGACCGGCGCGCAGTGGCTGCTGAACGCGGCCCTCACCGCCAACCCGATCGGGCTGGTCATCGCCGCGATCGCGTTGCTTGCCGTAGGCATCGTCCTCTTGTGGAAGCGCTCGGAGACCTTCCGCGCCGTGATGACCGCCTCGTTCAACGCGATCAAGAGCGTCGTCGTCTCGGTGATCCGGGTCGTATGGAGCGTCATCTCCGGCTTCTACGGCAACCTGCTTGAGGGTGCGGCCAGGGCTTTCGGCTGGGTGCCCGGGCTGGGCCCGAAGCTGAGGGCGGCGGCGACCTGGTTCGGTGAGTTCCGCGACTCGGTCAACAACAAGCTCGCCGGGCTGCAGGACCAGGACATCACGATCAAGCCTGTGTTCGACCCGAAGACAATGAGCCTGGCGTCCGCGGGCCGTCGTGCGGCGGGCGGTCCGGGTGGCCCGGTCGACGGACCTGGCACGACCACCAACGACAAGGCGGGCCTGTACGCGCTGTCCCGCAAGGAGTGGGTGATCAAGGCCAGGTCGTCGATGATGTACGGCGACCACGCGATGGCCTCGGTGAACGCCGGCACGGCGACGATCATCCCCCACGGCGGTTTCGCCGCCGGCGGTCGGCCCGGGCTGACGGTCAAGACCCCGAGGCCGGACACCGACCGGTTCGCCTCCGGTGTGGCGGCCGGGGCGGTCGCGGTCGCGAAGCCGTTCGCGCAGGCCATCGGGAACCAGCTCGCCACGATCTCGCCCGGACTGAACGGCGTCTTGAGCTTCATCAAGTCGCAGGTCGGCAAGCCGTACCTGTGGGGCGGCGTCGGGCCTGGCGGCTACGACTGCTCCGGGCTCGTGTCGGCCGCCGTGAATGTTGCCTACGGCAAGCGGCCCTACAGCCGTCTCGGATCGACCAAGACGATGCCGTGGTCGAGCATGACGTCTGGTCAGGGCCCGTTCATGATCGGCTGGACGAACGCCGGGGTGGGGCACACGGCGGCGACCGTCAACGGTGTCAACATCGAATCGTCCGGCGGCGTTGGTGTGCACATGGGCGCGAGCGCCCGCGGTGCCGCGAACCGGCTGTTCACGCACCGCATGAAGGTGAAGGGTTTCGCGGCCGGTGGTAGTCCTGGCCGGGAGGGGGTCGACGGTCAGATGCCGTTTGACCTGGTGAGCAGGCGGGGCCGGAACTTCCTGGGTCAGGATGTGCTGACCCAGCTGGGCGTCAAGCGCTACGACCGCGGCGGCGCCTGGCCCAACAACACGCTCGGCATGAACACCTCCGGCAAGACCGAGACCGTCGTACCCGGCGGCGGCGCCGTCGAGCTCGGACCGGACAGCATCCGTGCCCTCGGCAAGGAGATCATGCGGGGCTTCAGCGAGGCGAAGATCCGGCTCATGCAGGGACCCGGCGGCGCGTACCTACTCTCGAACAGCGGCGGATGAGGAGCGGCACGTGGCGGTCCTGAAGCTCGTCGACTCGATCCAGTCCTCGCCGACACTCCGGCTCGACCTGAACGACCGGACCGTGTGGGGGATGGACCCGGAGACCAGCTTCGGGATCCCGCCGATGCGCCGGTCGGTCGCATCGTCGATGCTGCGTGACGGTGACTGGGTGGGCGCTTCGGCGTACGGGAACCGTGAGCTCAACCTGGTGCTCAACCTGCTCTCCGTCGGCGACGCCGCTGCGACGCAGGTCCAGGCGTTGC